TTCGCAGACGTTGTCAGAGGACTACACGTATTTGGAAGAAAAATCCTTAGAAGTGAAGCAGTCCAAAGAGGCGTTATTACAATAGGTTAATACTTAGGAGGATAATAGAGACATATGGCTACTTTTGATAAAACTGGAGCAGGTGGAACTACTGGGCATCCTGCTAATGGTAGAACACCTTACATGGTTGAAAATACAATTGACATGTCAGCATTTGACCCTGCAGCGGGAGACATCATTCAAGCGATTGATGTGCCTGCAGGAACATTAGTTATGGCAGCTGGTTTAGAAGTTTTAACAGCTTCTTCTAGCTCAGTAACTTTTGATTTAGGTATCACTGGAAGTACAGCTGGTCACCAAGACCCTGATGCTTTTGTTGACGCTTACGATGCTACAGGAACTGGTTTTGCACCAATGGACGCTACAGATGCAGCGGCTATGTTGGTTGTAAAAACAGCAGATACTATCGACATTTTAACAGCTGGTGCACAAGACACTGCTGGTAAAGTTAGAGTGTTTGCAGTTCTTTGTGACATATCAGCAATTGATACTACAGACCACAACTAATATATAACTTAAGGGGGGTAATTTTATCCCCCTTAATTAAAACCCCGTAATAAAAGGATATATGACTACATTTGATTTAACTAAAAAAACAGTAAGTTACAAAAACAAAGTATCTAGTACGGGACAAAAAATTACTTTTTTAGGTGGTGCAGATGCAAGCACTATTATTAAAATAAGTAAATTAGAAAACAGAATTAATAATCAAGAAAAAAAACTTGATAAAATATTAGAGTTATTACAGGATGGCAACAACTTACTTAACACTGACAAATAGCGTACTTAGAGAATTAAACGAAACAGAATTAACTTCTAGTACGTTTAGCTCTAGTAGAGGTATACAAACTGCCGTAAAAGATTTTATTAATAAAGGCATACATGATATTTATAATGAAGGTGGTGAAATACCTTTGTTATACGAAAGAACAACACAGAATTTAATAGTTGGTGATAATGAATATGATTTACCAGCTGACTTGAGAAAAGTAGATATAGACTCATTTACAATGGGACCTAGAGAATTAGTTACTAATGGTGAGTTTACATCTAATATAAATAACTGGACAACTGGAGATGGATCACCATCACATACAACAAGTGGTAATGGTAGATTAAATTTAAATGATGCAGCTGCATATCAATCTGTAGAAACTGTAGTAAACAAACAATATAATTTACAGATTAGAGTTTTAAGTCCTAATAGTTCTACAAGTGCTTTAATTGTTAGAGTTGGCACAACAGCAGGTGGAACACAAAATTTAAATAAGACAGTAGCTGTTACTGATTTTAGAGAAGGTAAAATACTTAATACTGTATTTACAGCTACAGCACAGAACTCATTTATATATGTAGAAGCAGATGGTGTACAGCTAGATGTAGATTATGTTAGATGTTCTAGAAGTGAAATATTAAATAGAAAATTAACTTTTATATCATACGACCATTACTTACAAAATTATAAAGCACAAGATGATAGAAATAGAAGTGGTAATTATGGTGACCCACTAAGAATGTATATACTACCAAGTTATACTGCTTTTGGAGTAAGTCCAAGACCAAACAAAAGTGATTTTCAAGTAAGTTATAATTATTATAAAACACACACTGATTTATCTGCACATGGTGATAATATGTCTTTACCAGATAGATTTAGAACTTTAATTGTAGACAGAGCTAAATATTATACTTACATGTTAAGATCAGATCCACAACATGCACAGTTAGCAGATAGAGATTTTCAAAGAAAATTAAGATTATTAAAAGTAGATTATGCTACTAAAAATGATTATATGAGATCTGATAGCATTACAGAAAGCGTAGCAACTAATATAGGAGGCAGAGTTAACTAATGGAAAAAGGACAATTTTCTATGGAAAAAATGCAAGAGCCAGAAGATAATATGAGATACGCAGAAAGAAAAGCTGTAAGAATGATGAATAATGGTTTAAATGAAACTCCTAGCAAAATGCAAAAAAGAGAAAAAAAAGATTTTGAAATACTAAAAACAAAAGAAGGCAATAGAGATACCTTTGGACCATTAACACAAAAAGAATCTGATAGATTAGAAAAATTAAAAATAAAACGAATGGACAAAGATAAAGATGCCAACTACTGATTTAATTTCACCTTTTGTTGTAAGTTGTGCTGGTGGATTGACATTAAACAAAGATGTCTTTTCAATGCAACCTGGAGAAGCATTATTATTACAAAATTTTGAACCTGATATTAAAGGTGGATATAGACGTGTTAGTGGCACAGCATTATATAATACAACACAAATACCACAAGGATCTAG